TATGGACTGAGAAATATAGACCAAGTAAGTTATCAGATATAATGGGACAAGAGCACTTTGTATTAGATGCTAAGAATTGGGTAGAAGAAAAAAATATGACTAATCTCCTATTATACGGAAATCCCGGAAATGGTAAAACAGGAGCAGGTTTAGTTATTGCTAAAGAAATACTAAGAGACGAGTTTAAAAATAACTTTATCGAAATAAATGCAAGTGATGATAGAAGACTAGAAACAGTTAGAACTACCATTAAGAATGCAGCGCAATCAAAAGGTATAGGAGATGTACCATTTAAAATAATGCTATTAGATGAAATGGATGGAATGACAAATGATTCGCAGAATGCATTAAAGCGTATAATGGAAAGATATGCTAGTAACATAAGATTTATTATTACTTGTAATGATAGGAATAAAATTATATTTGCACTTCAAAGCAGATGTGCAAATTATCATTTTAAGCCTATTTCTAATGAATCAGTATTGGAAGTATTGCAATCAATTCTTAAACAAGAAGGAATAACTCGATTTACTCAAGGCGAATTAGACTCCTTTATATATGCTGTCAATGGTGATATGCGGAGGGCAATAACAGAGTTACAAGCCGCTAAAGCAAGTAATTCTAGCCTTCAGAAACAAATAGAACAATCACTTGATGAATACAAAAAAATAGTAATATCAATAACAAATAAAAATCCAAATACTTTAGGTGACTTACATGAATTACTTTACCAAGGCCATACAGTTAGAGAAATCTGTATTGGCTTACACGATGCTATTATTGCATCTGAACTAGATAATGTTCTTAAATTTAAATGGTTAAGAACATTAGGAGAAAGCGAATGGCGTTCCACTACAATGACCCCCAAGGTATTACTATCATGGATGGTAGGTCAATTGTATTAGAAAAACAAAACAAAACAAAACAAAAAAAAGAGGCGAAAAATATGAATGAAGATATTAAAACAGAAATAACAAAAAGCGCACAATTTATTAACTTAAGCGCAGAAGAAGCGATGGACAAATTTAAAGAAATTTGTACTGAAAATGGAATAGAAACAGATAACCCTATTGCTAAAGGAGTATGGCGTAATTATGTCGCTAATACCCGACGAACAAATAATGCTGATAGCGGAACAAAATCAGAAGGAAATGATTCTTTCTACAAATCCGCTTTCGGTTTCTTTGTTTCTTTAGATGCACCAAGAGATATGATGGCTTGGAATAGAATGAAGGCAAAAGAAGAGTTTTTGCGTGATGCTGACAATGCGGTTGAAAAGGGTATTGTTGCAATAGCAAATCAAAATGCTTTAGGAAAGTGGGTTGTTTCCCGCTATCATAATGGCGCATATGATGAAAAGACTATTTCAACATTACCTGATGGTGCAGAAGAATTAGAGGATGGTAGAATCTATATTCCTTTAGATAGCACTCCTACATTTATGAATGGTGGTAAAAACGATAACTACGGTAGGCCACTTCCTTCTGAACAAATGCGAAGAAGCGGAGTATTTTATGGGCAACTCGGTAATGGGGAAATGAGAAGTTATTACTTCTCCTATAAGAATCAAGGGGGAGTAGATTTTGCACCTAATACTTTTGAATGGGTACATTTCCTATGCGTTGAAGGTTCTAATGGAACAGATATTTATGGTGCTAAGGATTTAACTTCAAGTAGTTTAACTCTTAACAGCGACATGAATCCAGAAAATGAACTATACAAGAACATGGATAGTTTTGATTTTGAGAACTGTCTTAGAGAAAACTATAACAGTCATCTAACACCATTGGTTGAAATGGATAGAGCGCATATTCAGCGACAAGCACTTCCTTCTAAAGAAAGATTTATTGTTACAGATGGAACAGTTTGTAACATGAATATGACACCAACTAAGAACGGTAATCGTATTATTAACATCACTGATTTAAATGCTGAATTGGATTATGAAAATGATTCAGGTATGATTACTTGTTGGGTTCCAAGTCATTTAACTCTTGACTTTGGGATTGGCTCAAGTATTATTATTGTTGGAAGAACCAGCCAAAGAACAGTTGATGGCGAAACTGACCCTGTTACTATTAATGTAGCAGGTCTTTACTGTGTTATTAGACATGGTTCAGCCGTTGAAGTATCTCAGCCTGTCGAAGAAAACTTTGATTGGTTTTGAAATGAAACTCCAATCTTAATCCCCCCTAGAAATGTCGTAGTCTTGTAAAGTGACTTAGTTCTTGGGGTATGATGCGTTGGCGACATTACAGAGTTCATGTTGGGATTTGGAACGGTAGCAAGGTAAATGTGACTTGCGGGGAAATTGACATTCAAATAGGTGCGAAGCCTATCCTTAAAAGGAGAAAAATAATATGATAATATACAAAAATGCAATAAAAACAGAAAGAGCGTTTATACTTTTTAGCAACATACAACATATCTCTTGGAGACTAGAGTTTAAAAAGGACTATGAAGTTAAAATATACTCAAATGCACAAGTCATTATTCAACCTATGTCGGATAATGAATTAGAAGATTTACTTGGCCGCTATCAGGAATGTATGGGGGTTCAAGTTTGATAATCAAACAAAAGCGATTTCTAATAAAATCAAATAGTTATATCATTGATTTGTTTACAGTTGATTTTATAACTTGGAAAGAGAATGAAAAAGAGGAAGGAACCTATTGGACTAAATTACATATTGGGCAAAAAGAAGTAAGATATGTATGTAAAGATGAATGGGAACTTAAAAGAATAATTGAATTATGGTGTGAAATACACGGTCAAGAAGTGATGATTTCCACAGATGAATTGATAAACATGGAGTGATTAAAATGGGATTAACCAGTAATAAAAATAATAATGAAGCAGTAGCGAAAGAAATGCAAAACAACTCAAGAGTGATTGCATTTAAGGATAAACTTAAGACTCAAACAGCAGACAGATTAAAGCGAAATAATCGTTTAATTTGTGGTGTTTGGGGAGAACCAAAGACAGTAAAGAGTGGATTAGCACTTGATTTCCCTAATAAACAAGTATATGTTTTAGATTGGGATGATGGTTGCGAGCCAACATGGAGACAAAACCACGAATGTACGGATAGGATTACATTATGGAATCCTGAAGTTAGGAACCATAATGGCGAATTAGACATACAAAAGTCTGAAGCAAATTCAGAAGATTTTGTTTTGTTTGCAAAGTCTAAGATTGAAGAAGGAGAAGATGTTCTCTTTGTATTTGATGGTGTAGATAAGTGGCTTGATTGTTGCACTTTGCATGTAACAGGTTCTTCTAAGATTGGAAAGCCACAAAAGATGAAGTTTGAATGGGGTAAAAGAAATGCACCGTTCTATTCTCTTTTAATGATGTGTAAGAATCTTAATTGTGACCAAGTATATATTACTCATTCAAAGGCCGACTATGGCGCAACAGGTGAAGTGATTGGTTCCAAACCTAATTGGCATAATTGGGGAGATTATCTACATCAGATTATTACAACTAAGCGTACTCTAAAGAAGGGTAATGTAGTGTATAAGGCTGAATTACTTAGTAGTAAAACAAATACCTCCTTAGTCGGTAGCACTTGGGAAACTTTAGAAGTATCGAAAGGTAATGTAAAGTGGAACGGAGTTACAGAACTAAGGGAGGGTTTAATTTGAAAAGTAAGAACGAGGCTCCTAAATTAGCACATTGTATAGGTAATGTGTATAATGTTACTTTAAGGGGAGAAGAACTGCATGAAATAATTGTTTTTACTGCTGAACTTACAGAAGTAACTCATATCGGTATTCCGGTACTAGTTTTTGACGAAGGTAATTATGTAGTTAATGCTAATAGATTATGTTTTATGGAGGTGGTTGAGTGAAATTTACAATTGATAGTAAAGAGTTTGAAACTGCTTTAAGTAATATGCAAGTTAGGGGAAAACACCTAACCACTAGCGGATTTGGTAATTCTAATATAGGTAGTTATGTATATTTGTCTTTAGAAGACAACACTCTTAAATTGTATAATGGAGATAATACCTTTATGGTAATTCTATCTATAACAGTAGAAGGAGAAATTAATGGCTCAACTATATTTGATGCTCAATCAGTAATAAACTATTTGAAAACTTGTAGTGGTAATATATCAATTGAAGCAGGGGATTCTATTTCTT